ATACAGGAACTGGTGGTGGCAACGGAGGAGCTGGTGGAACCAGTACAGCCGGCAGTGCTTCTGGTGGTGGCGGTGCAGGCGGATATGCCGGCGCCGGAGGTAAAGGTGCAGGAAGTAATGATAGCTCTCCATATGCTGGCGTCGCCGGATCAGGAGGTGGTGGCGCAGGTGGTGCATTGGGATCTCCTGTTCCCGGTGGTGGTGGTGGTGGTGGCGTTGGTATATTAGGGCAAGGCTCTAATGGTGTAGCAAATGCAGCAGGATACGATAATGGTAGCTTAACCGGATATCAAGGCGGCGGTGGCTCCGGCGGTGGCGGAACATCAACTACTAGAAGTCGAAATGGTGGTAACTACGGTGGCGGCAGTGCTGGACACCAAAGCAGTGCAATGAATAATTACGGTGCAGGTGGTGCAGTTCGTATTATCTGGGGACCGGGTCGAGCATTCCCATCTACACTCACTACAGATCAATAATAAAAAATGCCAGAAACAAATATTACAGGCCCACTTTGAGGTTACGAATACCGAAGCAGAAGACTTGCTGGCTTGTGGCCGACTAGTGTTACACCCACTTACACCATAACACCGGCATCTTCAAGTGTCAATGAGGGTTCAGCAATAACATTTTAATTAAAGAAGGAAACATAAAATGGCACATTTTGCACAACTGATTACATTAAACAAGATATGACTACATTAGTAACTCAGGCTACAATTGATCCATCGCTATATAATAATTTGGCTACCCTTAGTGGTAGCCAAATTTTAGCAAACAAAACAATTAAATCAACAAAAGAACCAGTAACCATTGTAGGTGCTGCACCCTCAAGCACAACTAATTTTGATGTTGTCACGCAAGCAATTTCGGTGTATAATACAGCTACAAACAATTTTACAATCAATGTTCGTGGGAATGCAAGCACTACATTAAACTCATTACTAGCCGTAGGTGAATCTACTACGGTTAGTTTATTTGTACCTAACGGTATTAATGCTTATTTTGCTTCAGGTTATCAAGTTGATGGTGTGGCCGTAACTCCTAAATATCAAGGAGGAATACCATATACTAGTGGTAACGCTAACTGTACAGATCTATACGTACTTTTTATAGTTAAATTAGCAAACAACAGCTGGAGCTTGTACGTATCGCAGACCCGTTTTGCATAAGGAAGTTAAATGCCATTACTATCTATTTCATCAGGACCACCTAAATCTTTTGGTTTTGCTGGTGGTGTAGCACCAATACCAGATACTTTAAAATTTCCCAAAGATTCTGTAGTTCCTTTTTATGGGAGTAATCCAGGGTATGGTGATTGGGATAGATATGCTGATGCTGATGGACATTGCTTGTACAGTGCTACAAGCAATGGTCAAATTGGTTTTAAAACAGCTCAAGTGAATGGCGGAGCTGTAGCAGCTTTTAGTAGCAGCGCAGGTTCTCACTCGGGCAGTGCTGTTCCGCAAAACTTAAGTTTTGCAACAGGATCACCGTTTGTTGCTCCTGCAGGCAGTAGTGGTGTTATTCACTCACACTCAGTTAATGGTAGTGCGTACTATATTGAAAATAACTTAATAAACAAACAAAATATTACCTTATTACGAGCAAATAAACCTACCAGGTATTTACCACTAAATAGCTTAGTAGTAAAACAAACTGCAGCAACTAATAGTACTGCATTTACTGCTGCTTCAAACACCTATTTAGTAGGTGCAAATAATGATTTAAGTACTACTGTTGGTGTACCAGCAAATGCTTTTGCAGGAGCTGTAGTAACTTCTGACAGTGGGCACTATCATGCGTCTGGCTCTAGTGCATACCGTACTATTAGTTATGGAGCATATTTTCGTAACTATAATATGGGCTACGGCGGTGAACATACTCACACAGCAACGGTGTCTTTTACACAATCTGCTATTAGCAGTAAACTTGTAAACTTATGGAAACTAGTACAGCACTCCGTACCCGAAACTGATGTAATTGTAATGTATGTTGGAGATTTATCGCAATTACCAGTTACTTGGAAATTGTGCGACGGAACTAATAATACCCCTAATTTAGGTGGGTTTATTATTGGCTATGCAAATAACCAATGGAATGTTATCATAGCAGCAGATCCAGCAGGGGCACTATCATTAAGCACAGCCTATCCAACTCACTCACACGCTAGCGGATATGCGCGTACAATTAATTCAGGCGGACCTAGTGCATTGCACAGTAATTTTGGTTGGTCTCACTCACACAGTGGATCTTGCTACATATACGAACATAGCCCACCTAAAATAGGTGTTGCATTCATTCAATATAAAGGATAACAAAGTGATTGTTACACTTGATTTTTATAATTATAATTTTTACATTAAAAGCGGTTCAGTAGATTATCACTGGGATTCTGAAACAAAGTTTCTACAAGATACTGCTTATCCGTTTACAACAACAAAATTACTATCTATTGAGCCACACCGTGATATTTATCATGTACATAGGTCGGACAATATCTTTGAAAACAGCATTACTGCTGCAGAAATTGCTTGGTTTCTGCAAAATGAACAAACTTTAGCACAAACAGTTGCCGCACTACACCAAACAACGCTACCAGTCCTAACACTAGAAACTGAACGTACTATTAGATTGTATGATACAGACTGGCTAGTACAACGTCATCAAGAAGAACAGCTTCGTGGTGTACTAACTACCCTAAACCCGCAAGAATTTTCAAATTTGTTAAACTACAAGCAACAGCTTCGTGATTTAACAGATCAATATCCACTAAATACACCTGTAGATCAGGTTACTTGGCCCATTAACCCTATTAACTAAATCAAATGAAAATAGCAGTTTACGCTATCAGTAAAAACGAAGAACAATTTGTTGAACGTTTCTGCAAGTCAGCTATAGATGCTGATCTAATCCTAATTGCAGACACAGGCTCTACTGACAATACAGTCGCAGAGGCCAAAAAGTACGGTGCTGAAGTATATAGTATCTCGGTACGTCCTTGGCGTTTTGACAAAGCTCGTGACACAGCCCTTAACTTAATTCCGGGTGACTACGATGTCTGCATTAGCTTAGACTTAGACGAAGTCTTAGAACCAGGTTGGCGTGAAGAAATTGAACGAGTATGGAAACCAGAAACTACCAGATTGCGTTACAAATTTGACTGGGGTCAAGGCATTAGTTTCTTTTATGAAAAAATTCATCATCGCACAGGATACCACTGGCATCATCCAGTGCATGAATATCCCAGACCTGATAATCGTACTAACGAAAAGTACGCTCACACGGATATGTTGTTGGTCACGCATTTACCAGATAATACTAAGTCTCGTGGTCAATATATGCCACTCTTAGAACTGGCAATTGCTGAAGACCCACACTGTCCTCGTAATGCTTTTTACCACGCACGTGAACTAACTTTTTATTCACGCTGGAAAGAAGCTATTGAGTACTTAAACAAATATTTAGCAATGCCAGAAGCCACTTGGCAAAATGAGCGTTGCTATGCTTATAGATTGTTAGGCAAATGCTATTCTCAACTCGGCAACTTGCCACAATCAATCAAAATGTATCGACTAGCGGTAGCAGAAGCACCTGGTACACGAGAGCCTTGGGTTGAATTAGCACAAATTGCTTATAGTACCCAAAACTGGACAGAGTGTTATAGTGCAGCTAAATCGGCACTAAACATTCAGGATAAAGCCCTAGTGTACACAATGGACCCAACAGTCTGGACAGAACGTCCTTATGATCTAGCAAGTATTGCTGCTTGGAATTTAGGACTAAAGTCAGAAGCAGCTGAGCTTACAAAGAAAGCCTTAGAGATTGCTCCAAACAATGAGCGATTGCAGAATAACCTTAAATATATGACTTAATATGTGGATACTACAGTTTTTACCCAATTGGCTATTTTTTGTGCTATTCTTTGCATCCTTAGCAGCATTTTTAGCGGTTAAGTTTCTTAAGTTTTTACCGCATGGCGAACTCATTCAAGCAGGTAGCATTGCTCTAGCACTATTCTCAATTTTTATGATTGGGGCTATAAGCAATAACGACGCATGGTTAGCTCGTGTCAAAGAATTGGAAACAAAAGTTGCGCAAGCAGAAGCACAAAGTGCAACACTTAACACCGATATTGTGGAAAAAACAGTAGTAAAAACTCAAGTAATCCGTGAACGTGGCAAAGATATTGTAAAGTACGTAGATCGTGAAGTGGTTAAACATGATGTTAACTGTGTGATTCCCAAAGAGTTTGTTACAATACATAATAGTGCAGCGGAGGCACCAAAATGAAATCTTTAGCAATTGCACTAGTTTTCCTACTTAGTGCTTGTTCTACAACTGTGCCAGTTACAGCAAAATTTCCACAAGCTCCAGGTACGCTAGTACAAGAACCTTGTCCTAATCTACAAAAACTGCACGACGAGTCTAAATTGTCAGATGTGGCAAAAACTGTAACAGTTAATTATACCGAATACTATACGTGTGCTGTTAAATTAGAAGCATGGCAACGTTGGTATCGTGAACAAAAAGTTATATATGAAGGGTTAAAGTAATGGAATTACGACTAGATCAGTTAAAACAAATTGTTGAGAAAAATCCTTATATTGAACACTGGCATCGTGCACTAG